TTGTCCCGTCGGCAGATTTACAGATAATTTGTTCATCTGTTTTCCATAGTATCCCATGTTCTTTATCTGTGCCTGGATACCCTTTTCATTAAGTTTGATTTGGTCATTGTATTTTTTTAGATTTTCGAGGTCTTCAATAGTTCCCTTGCCACCATTTGCCATCACTCTCCGTTGTATCTGCTCGGCTTTCATTTGATTAATTGCGAGGTCATGAACATATTTGTTCATTTTGGCTTCTGCCTGTTGTAACTGCATCTTGGCTTTTATATATTTCTCAAAATCCTTAATTCCCTGTGTTGCAAAGAGTCTTTCTGCCTGTTGGAGATTTTTTACTTCCATTCCTGTGGCTTTCAACTGTTCTGCATAGGTTTTCAAGAATGCTGTCTTTGCTTGTTCGCCTTTGGTATTCTGCCATACCTGTTGCAAAGAATTGAATTTTATTTGTGCTTGACGTGCATCAACTGCGTTTTGCTTGAGTTGGTCATTTAATTCTTTGACAGCATCACTTTGTTCTGTCGTTGCCTCTTCACTATCACGGAGATAAGTAATAAGTCCATACATTGCAGTACCTACGGCAATAATAGCACTTGCGAGCAATACATAAGGATTGGCATTTGCCGCCTTATTAAACAGCCATTGTGCAGCCGTTGCCGCCTTGGTTGTAACAATTCCCTTACCTTCTGCCGCCGTTTTCATCGTTATTGCCGCAGTCAACAAAGTTTCTTGAATCTTTTTAACCTTCAAGATTGCAATATTACTTTGGTTTATGACATTTCCCAATTCTGTTAATGTGTTGCTTACAGACTGCACAGCTGTAAATGCTGCCAAAGCCTGTTGAAAATCTTTCTCATTGCCTGTGACAAGCGCATAAGTACTTGCTATCGAAGATAATGCATTATTTGAAACCCCTAAAACTTGATTAAAAGCATCTAAATTGCTTGTATCACTTGCGAGAGATTTTATTTCCATCTTGGTGTCTGCCATGATGTCTTTCAACTCTGCCGCCTTACTTTTGAGGTTTATCAATTTGCTTTGTAAAGCCTTGCCGTTTGCATTATTTCTTTCTTCATTGCTCATGTTTCGGTATTGCTCTGTGAGTTTCATAACTTCACGCTGCATGCCGAAAAATCTTTTATTAATAGACTCTGTGTTTTTTTCCACGGTAATTGAAGTATCCGCCATTGCTTCTTTGCCGTGTTCTATTTCGTAAATGACACCCTTGATATGGTCTCTTATTTGTTCAACAGCCGGAGCAACCTGTTTGCCTATGTTATCCGCTTTAAGATTTGCCATTTCAAGATTGATATTCTTAATTGCGTCTTGGATAAAATAGAAACCTTGACCTGCATCAACGTCAAATTCCAAACTCTTATCAATCTTATTGGCTGCAACATTTATTTGGTCAATTGACTTGGTTGCTTCACTGCCAAATTCTTTCATCTTGGCGGTAATCTCTCTCAACTGTTCGCCCAATTCTTTAAGAGTTTGTCTTGATTCGGAAACACCTTTGGTGACACCATCAACGTCTAAGCCTATTTTTGCGGTTAATTGGTTGCTCATTATATTATATTTTTAATCTTATTATTAAGTCTTGCGTGTATCTCGTTATAATCGAGAGTGTTAATATTTGAAATTGAACCTGTTCGATGCGGTGGGTGAATACGTCCTATCCAAGGCCCTTTTCTGTCTTTTGCCGTTCGTGTAGTCCTACGGTCTGCCTCAGTACTACCTGTAAATATTCTAAGTGCCTGTGTTTTCCTTTGGTTACTACCCATGACAGATAATGTTATTTCATTCTTTTTCACTACGTCTTGAAGATTAAGGGTTACACCATCTTTTAGTCGGTCAAATCTTGGAGTTTTCTTTCTCAGTTTTGTTGCAGCATTTGCGAGAATATCCAATGAAAGTTTATTAGCCATCTCAACACCCGTTTGAATTAGACAGCCACGAATTTTGTATTTTAGTTTGGCTAATTCCGTAACCATCCATTCCTCTTCGTGCTGAAGTAGTTCTTTTACCGATATGTTATCTTGTATTTCCTGCATATTCTATCAACTCCACATTTTAGCCTTTTCTTTAAGCCTTTTTATTTCCTCGTCCGTTATTGTCTTTTTAAGTTTTGGTTTGCTCTTTTTCTCTTCTTTTTCCTCTTCCCACGGCAGCTTGAAAAGGTCGGACATCTTTTTAACACCTTTGAAATTTGCTTTTGCCACCATATAGGCATTTAGTCGTCCAATTTCCCACAGGTTACTATCTGTATATATTAAATTATCAAGAATATTATTTATTTCCCATAGTGCCAATTTGTCCATAAAGTACTCATAATCAACAACTTTGAATTGGAAAACAAATAAGCGGAGAAGGTAAGAATATATTAATTTTACAGGCTCACCTTCTTCACCCTGTGTTTCATCTAATTTTTTTTTAACGTCTCATTTTTTTCTGCCTGTTCACGCATCCATTCGGTAAACTCCTGTATTACAGACGGATTGTCATCTATTACATCCAAAAAATCCTCATATTTAATTGAGTAATCTTTGGAACTACCCAAAACCACACAAAAGAAATATGTCAATACGTCTTCCATTGTTTGAGGCTGTAACATACTCTGTCCTGTTATGTTTTCGTAAATGATAAGTGAGCGAATTGTCTGCTTGAGTTCAATCTCTTTGTCGTTAATTTTAATCTTCATAATTTTATGTCTATTATTTTATTATATACTTTATATATAAATAGTAATTACCCATGAAAAAATCAATTCTCATGGGCAAAAAATAAACATAAAAAAATATGAAACAAACTAACTTGTAATTAATTATGCCTGTGCTACTGTCTTCTGCTTGATAGGGCCAACACCTGTGAAGGTACAACTGTAAGTTGCCTTTTCTCCGGTTGAAGCACTAAGTTCGAGAGAGGTAATGAGATACTTGGCTTCGAAATATTTCTTGCCTACTTCATCGGTTGGCTGCCAATTCTCAATGTCACCCTCTGCTACATAGTCATCACCCTCGTTTTTCTTCAAGCCAAATTTCAATGTGATTGGCTGTCCGGTAATCATGAGGTTAAACAGAGTGTCATAATCTTCACAGAAAAGATTTTCTGTCGAAATTTCGTGAGTGATTTTGCCAACATCCGCAGAAGTGAAGGGCCCGTTGTCTTTCGTGTTCGTCTCAACCGTTTCCGCAGAAACGCTTAAGGTATGTGATGTGGCCCAAGCCCAACTTTTGTCATTGTAGAATACCATGAGGTCATCACCCATGTATGTCTTTTGAGAAATAAAATTTGCCATAGTCTTATTAATATATTAATAGATTTATTTTATTTTAGTTATTCGGTATCTCGTAATACATGATTACGTTATAGATTTTTATATGATGTGATTGGAAATTGATTAATTGTCCTGTTTGATATGTATCTTCTACATCGTAGTCATTCTCAATATCGTAGTAATTAATATCAAAGGTCTGTGCACTAACACTTGGGTTTCTCCATTGTCCTGTAAATGTAAGTCTTACATTGTCAACTGCGTCTCGTATTGTTAATGATTTATCGTTTTCATTATATGTCCAATTTGGAGCATACTGAGTTGTTTGTGCGAGCATAATATTATTACTTGTCATTGCGTCACCATCCCACCATAAGAAATAAATTTGATTTGGTGACGTGTTTGTTATATTCTGTGCATTGAGAGAATTGAAAGAAACAATTGTTGGAGGATTATATGTGTAATATATTGTAACGTTTTCAACAATAACATTATATATTAATCCCGGTGCGAGTATGTCTATTTGTCCATTATTTTGGATTTTCTGTGACATTTTGACGTGATTAATACCATCCCATATGTCATAATCTACTTTGATATATGCCAATGTTGAGTAATCATCAACAGGTGTGACATGAACGGTAAAATAAGTATCTTGTGTTTTATTCACAGATGCTATTGTTGCATGATTATCACCCAATCTTACCGTTGCCGTTGATGAGAATCTAACATATGCGTGAGAATATGCACCATATAAATGATAATCAACACCGTGGTCATCTTCTTTTAACCAATGTTGTGTTTCGGTCAATGTATCTATTTTAAGATAATCATTTTCCTGTTTGATTTTGCCAACAGATTGAAAATTGACACTGTATGTCGCTTTTTCTCCTGTCGAAGCCGATGCCTCAAGAGACACTATAATGAATTTGCCTGTGAAATAATCTTGATATCCATCAATTTCCCAAGATGCCAAATCACCCTCACTTACATACTTGTCACCCTCATTTTTCTTGATGCCGAATTTCAATGTGATTGGGGTTTTGGACATCATAATTGCAAAGAGGTCATCAAACTCTTCACAATAGAGATTTTCACTTGTGATTTCAACAGACATTTTTGACTTTTCCACAAATGGGTATTTAGGACAATCCTTACTTTGAATCTCAAGAGTGTCAATTGTGAAAGTTAAACTATGATTTGTCGCCCATGCCCATGATTTGCCTTCACTATTGAAAAGCATCAAATCATTTCCATCTATTTTCTTTTTTATTGTTCCCATATATATAAATAGTCTGTTAGTTTGTAATGTCTATCGTGAAAGTGATATTTTGTATAAAAAAATTCTCTGCCCAATCTTCCTGCCCGGTGATGATTTGGAAATTGCAAATTCTCATACCGTTGTATCTGCCACCTTTGCAGAGCATCTTTCTTGCTGTTGTCATTAACGATACACTCTCTTCATAATCTTGTGAATATATATTTAGATTAATTGTCAAAGTATCACCATTTATTCCATCCTTGGTATTGCTTGATGTCATGCTTGTTCGCCAATACACACAGTAATTTCCCTCATTTTCCTCTGTTGCTATAACAGGAAAAACGGAGAGATTATCAATCTGTGACAGAGTTGAATATATCCACTCACCAATATGTAGTGACTCGTTAATCATTAATTATCTCACAGTTAATTTGTTTATTGTTCTGTATTCGGTTAGGTTTGACATATACAACATTATATGTTTGACCGTTGTAAACTATTCTGTCGTAAGGCTTTACATCAACATGGTAGTATGTCGTGAATATATAAATTGTATTATAAACAATTTCTTGGTTGCTTTCACCTCTTCCACTGCCACCGACAATATAATCTGCTTTTGCCTTGCATTCCTCAACTACTGAGTATGTCTTTTTTTCCGCACCATATTTGTCTTTGGTGACGGTTGGACGCAAAATCTGTATGTCTTCCGTAAGTGTTCCTGCCTGCATGATTAATCCTCCTTAACTGTTTGATAGTCTGTGTAATTTGCACACAGATATTTTAATGTTGGTAACTTGTTAACGTTTGCAAAGGCTGTTGTTTCTCTATTGGAATACATGTCACCGATAATGAGCAAACAAGCAAATATAATTGCGGACGGAAGTTTTCCCTCCGCCGCAATGATTTCGTCAAAATCAACATTAATTGTCTTTTCCACCGCCTTGGTTGCACCGTCTTCGATAAGTTTCAAATACTCATCATTTTTGGTGTAGGTCGGTGAAATGTTAAGATGTTCTTTTATTGTGTTTAGGTCAATATACATTGTTAATTAATGTTAATTTAGTTTATAGTTCAAATTTGCTTGGAAAGAAATTGGTGAGTAAAATTACTCGCCAATTTCTTCAACTACAAAGTTATCACGTACAGTTGCTGCATCAACGTATGCATTGATAGTCAAGCGGATAGCACCATACTTTGGCTCTTGTTCAACTACGATGTCAACTGCGCCAAACGTACCAAGTACGATGTTGCTGAAGTCACCATAAATTGCGACTGCGTCACTGCCGAGGGCTGCCGTAGTCAAAGCACGTACACCGTCAACTTCACCATTCTCAAATACATTGCCGTTGCCCTGTCCTTTGGTCATAGAACGGAGAGCCGCCTTCATCTTTGGAGAGAGGATATAAACTTTCTCATTGTAGTCTTCCTTACCGTCTATGCTTGCCTCTGCATCAACGAGAGATGCAAAGTCTGTAATCTCTTCTGCGGTCTTGTTATAACGGATACCTGCGGGTTTTTCGGTTGTACCTGCGTCTGCACTCAATACAGTTGCTTCAATCTTTGCACGGAGAGCATCAACAATTGTCTGTCTTACATACTGCTCAACGGCATCCGAAGTTTGGATGAGTAACTTCTTAGAAATCAAGCATGTAGCGCAGAGTCTTTTCGGTTGTAACTTGCTTGAGCCAAAGGTGATATTACTATCCTGTGCCTCGTCATTTTCGCCCTCCCAATATACGGTGGCCGCATTGGCCGAAGGAAGGACAACATCGCCGGTGAGACCATCCAAAAATCTTACGCCTGCGTCTGCGAGTACAGACTTGTCATAGATTGCAGGGAAAATGTCCCAAACATCAACGGGTACGAGTTCGCCTTCTGTCTCAACTGAGATTGCATCACGATTTGAAAGTGGGAGTGTTATCTGTCCTGTGTAACCTACACCGCTGTTCATGAGAGCATTTGCACCACTGCGGTTTACTGCTTCACTTACATTGTCAAGTGGCTTGTTTGCCACAACTGCGTTAATCGCATTAACTAAAGAATATTT